AAGCTGATGCACAAGTAACTGCACAGTTTGAAACACAAAACTTATCTAACAGACAACAGAGAGCTATGTTAGCTGCTCAACAAAGAGCACAGTTTATAGGGCAAGAGTTTGACCAAGCATTTCAAGCAAGAGTTCAGAATGCTGCAAGAATAGGTGATATAGCTAATCAAAATTTTACTGCAGAGCAACAGATTGCTTTAGAAAATAGTAGAGCAATAAATACTATGAATCTAAATAATTTATCTAATAGACAAGCTATAACAATAGCAGAAGCCTCTGCACTAGCTAACTTAGATTTATCTAACTTAAATAACAGACAACAATCTGCAGTACAAAATGCACAATCCTTTTTACAAATGGATATGGCTAACTTATCTAATCAACAACAAGCAAATATGTTTAATGCACAACAAAGAATACAATCTTTGTTTACAGACCAAGCTGCTGAAAATGCAAGTAGACAGTTTAATGCTACCTCTCAAAATCAAGTTGACCAATTTTTCGCATCTCTAGCACAACAAGCTAATCAGTTTAATGCTACACAGATGAATGCTCAACAACAATTTAATGCAGGACAAACTAATACTATTGAAAGATTTAATGCAGAGATTAATAATCAACGTGACCAATTCAATGCACAGAATCAAATGGTAATAGCACAGTCAAATGCTAATTGGAGAAGACAGATAGCTACTGCAGATACTGCAGCTATAAATAGAGCTAACGAATTAAATGCACAAAATTTATTAGGATTAAGTAATCAGGCATATAATAATTTATGGCAATATTATGGTGACACTATGGAGTGGGCATGGACATCTGCAGAGAATGAAAGAAGTCGTGTTATACAATTAGCATTAGAACAATTAAAAGCAGATGCTGATAGAGATATTATGAATTTAAAGAATGATTATAATTCTTCTGCAGGTTTTGGTAAACTTATTGGTTCGTTCTTAACTGCAGACGCAGGTAGTATTGCAGGTTCACTAATAGGAGGATTGTTTTGATAAATAGAATTAACCCTGCTTTTATAGCATATAATAACTTAGCAGGTGTAAAAGTTATGCCTACAGAAGATAAAGGGACAGGTTTACTGCAAAGAAGTATGCGTGATAAAAAAATGAATATGAATAATCCTGCTATGAGAGTTGTAGATTATATGAATAAAGTAAAAGAGATGAAAGAGGCTTTAAATGGCAGAGATGAATCCTGATATACCTGAAGTTGTACATGATGGTCCTATTCCGGGTCAACATTTAACAGGACCTTTTGGTGATAGACCTTGGCAAAATCCATCACAATATTCTACAGTTGAAGAGGCACTTGAGTTTTATATTCCAAGATTAATGGATGAAACTTTTGCAGACCAACTTATAGATGTTATTGAAATGGGTGTGCCTTTGACTGCAATAGCTAACTCTTTGCAACTTGCTTCTGTAATGGAAGGTAAACACAGTATTGATGTGGGTATATTGCTTATGCCTTTATTAATAGAGATGTTAGAATTAATTGCAAAAAATGCAAAAGTAGATTATAATAAGGGCACAGAATTAAAAGATATAAAAGAAGTATCAGACGTAAAGTTAGATAAAATTGTTTCTAAGATGAAAGGTGAAAACCAAGAAGAAGAGATGCAAGAAGATACTATGGAAGAAGAACAAGAAGAAGAAATAACTGAAGAACCTATGGGACTAATGGCAAGGAGAACAGGATAATGGCATTTAATTTTGCAGCATTTGCTTCAGGTCTTGCAGAACAAGTTTCTGAATCTATTGATGAGGATAGCAAAAGAGTTAAACTCATATTAGACAAAGCATGGGATAAACACACTGAAAGATTTATATCTAAACGAGACAAAGAAGAAAAGAAAGCAGAGTTGGTAGAACAAGTTCTTAAAAAGATAGGTGGTTATACTAACAATAATGCAGACGTTGCAGCTTCTATATTTAATAAATTAGGTGGTGATGTAGAATTAGCAAATGATTGGCTAAAAGGTGCAAGTCAAGTAACTTCTGTGTCAGGAAAATCTTTACAAGAATTAGGTTATATAGATTCATTGCCTGATGATTTTAAGTCTTCAGGGATGACTATGAGTGATTATGCTAAATCATTTGGTAAAGGTGTTACGTTTGATAAGGAGACACCTGAATTAGCAGGTATGTTGACTAGACCTGATGCAATAGGTGGTTTAGGAGAAAAGAGAGTTACCTCTGATTTTGCTAGAAGAGCAGAAAGATTAAGAAAAGCAGGATTAATGCCTGAAGGGTTTGTAGCTCCTAAAGTTGATTATGCTAATATTAATGTAGACTTGTCCTTAAAGAATGTAATGCAATCTACTAAGGATAGTAAAGCTATCTTAGCTACTTTAATATCAAGAACACAAGATGATACTAAGAAAGCACTTCTTAAAGGTAAACTTAATGAATTAATTGAAGTAGAAACTGAAGCAACAGGTATTGATGCTTCAAAAAGAGATGCTATGAATAAAAGATTCAATAAGTTTTTGAAGCAAAAAGGTGGAGAGGAACTTGGAAAATTAGCTGGATTGAAAAAAAATATAGGAACAAGCTCAGATGGAGAAACAATAATAACTTACACAGTTGATGATATGAAAAAATTTACTGCTTGGAAAAATAAAAATATTAGAAAATATGCAGACCAATTTAGTAAAGGTTTTGCAGGTGCTGATAAAAAATTATTTGATAATGTGTACAAATTAAATACAGCTAATGTAGAGGCAGTTGATGAAGTTTTTAAAACAGAGGATGTCGTAAAAAAACCTACTGATTTAATAAAAGAATATAATGAAGGCAAAACTATAATTATTACACAAGAGTTGTTAGATGCTTATCCTAATTCTCCTAAATTACAAGGGAAACAGGTAGGACAAACATTAACTTTGTCAAAAGCTCCTAAAGTTAATAAAGGCACAGTTAGAGGTCCTGCATCTCAAAGTGTAAACTAGGTAGTGTAAACATGCAAACCTTACAAGATAATGACCCTTTTAAAGATGCCATCGTAGGCGATGTAATACCTCAAGAAGACGACCCATTTAAAGATGCTATCGTAGGAGAGCAACTTGCTCAACAAGACGACCCATTTAAAGATGCTGAAGTTAAAAATAGTGAAGTAGATTTTGATGAGGAAACATTTACCTATGAAGCGTTTCAACAATCCCCCCAACTAAGAGAAGCAGCTATACGTTTTGCCAAAGAACGATTAGGCTTTGAAAATCCCACATCCGAAAGAGCAGTAGATGAAGTCATAGAACATTTTCGTGATTTTAATGTGAATGAGTTGACTGCTGCAGGAGATTGGAATTACGTTAGTGCTCTCAAGACAGATAAGAAACAACAACAATTAGATGATTACAAAAATTTGTATCAGGCTTTTGATGCACTACCAATGTTTTCAGGTGGTGTTGGTCAAACTGTTGGAGATTATTTAGAAGGTTTAGCAACTGCACCATCAACATATTTAGGTTTAATTATTCCGGGATATGGTAAAGTTGCAGGAGCAGCAGCAACTGCTACATCAAGATTAGCCATAGGCAGACTACTAAACTATGCAGCACAAAGACCTATTCGTAGCACTGCAGTCATTGAAGGTGTGAGTGCAGTAGCAGGTGATGTTGCAGGACAAAAAGCATTAATAGAAGCAGATGTTCAAGATGAATATAGTGGTGCTCAAACTGCTTTAGTAGCAGGTATATCTGCTGCCTTACCTGTAGCAGGTGCTTTATTTGAAGTAAAAAGACAAGCAGTTAAATACATAGAAAGAAACACAGGTGATTTAGTAGAAGAAAGTTTAGATGCAGTAAAGAAAAGAAGAGATAAAGCAGTTGATAATGCTAAACAAACCATATCAAAAAAAGGTGGAGCATCTCAAAAAGTAAAGGAAAAATTAAATGCTTTAAATGAAGAAATGGTAGAAAAAGGCAGAGAAACTTTAGATGATATAGCTAAAATGCAAGATATAGATTCTCCTATACGACTTGCAGTAAAACCTGAAAAAATGGAACAAGTTACTGCTGCTCTTACTGATATACTAGAGGCTTCAGGTGGATTAAAAGAAGGAGAAAGAATAACTGAGGGTTTAGCTAGAACATTAAGAGAATTAAAAGACACTGATGGTCTTGCTCTTAATAAAGTAAGTGAAGTATTTGATGATACTTTAGTAAAATATAATTTAACTTTTGATGATTTAGCTAATATAATTATGTCAGATGTATCAGACGCAGCTAGAACACTGCAAAAAGCAGGTCAAGCTAAAATGAGTCTTAAAGCTAAACTAGGCAATTTTAGTAAAGCATTGAATGATGTAGCTGATTATGATTTATTTGGTTTTGAATTTGAAGTTAGAGAAGCACAAAAGAAAATGGCAAAAGCCATTAAAGATAATAATGTAAGAGAGTTTACACATCAAGCTAATAAAGGTGCAGAGCTTGATGCTGCTCGTTTAGCATTTATGACATCTCAAACTGCAACGACTGTTAGAAACGTGGCATCAGGTGTTGCTAGAGTTGGATTTGATACTCTAACTAGAGCTATGGATAGAGGACTTAGAAAAGTTACAGGACAAAATATTACAGATGCAGGACAAGAAGATGTATTAGCAATAGTTATGGGAATAACTAACAAAAAAGAAGCTGCTGCGATAGAGCAAATATTTGCGTTAGGATTTGAAAAAGAAGCCACTAGATTATTCAGACAATTACAAGACATAGGAGACTTGTCTGTAAGACCAACTAAATTTAGACGATTATCTAATTTTTCTAGGCAAATAAATGGATTAAACACTATATCAGATAACGTATTTAAAAGAGCAGCTTTAGTAGGTAATTTAAAAAGAGAGCTAAATGAATTATATAGTAGAACATTAAAAGATAGAGATGCTTTTGAAGCATTTGGTAAAAAGTTTGGAAAAAATCCTGAAGCAGAAGATTTTAATTTAGTTCAAATAATTAAAGATGGTAGATTTAATGATGTGTTTGGAAGTAAAGGTGGACAAGAGGCACTAAAAAAAGCTGTTGATGAAGCACTATATTTTACATATCAAAAACAACCTGATAGTGAATTAGGAAGAATGATTATCAATGGTATACATAAAGTGCCTTTTTTAGGAACTTCTTTTATACCTTTTCCAAGATTTATCATGAATGCCATGAAATTTACTCTTGAATATTCTCCTGTGTATCTTACTTATGGTAAAGGTAGAAACGAATTATTTAACGTAGGTAAATCTTTAGTTGGTATGTCAAAAGATGAAGCCATAACTTCTTACACTAATGCATCAAAAGGAATAATAGGCACAGGATTTTTACTAGGAGCTGCAGCATTTAGAAACAGTGAATTTGCAGGAGAAAAATGGTACGAGGGTAAAACAGCAGATGGTAGCACCTTTGATATGAGACCCTTCTTCCCTGCTGCACCTTATCTTTTCTTTGGAGAATTACTATCAAAATCATATAGAAATATAGTTAAAGGAGAAAATGTTCCTTTATTTGGAGACAGACCTATAATACAAGATGCTATACAAGCACTAACAGGAACACAATTTAGAGCAGGTATGGGATTGTATGCCCTTGAAAATGCAGTAGGAGATTTGTCAAAAGAAACAGGGGATGAGGCATTTGAAAGATTTCAAGAACTTCTTGTTAATTTAGGTGCTAATTTAGTTAATACTTACTCTATACCTTTAACTGCAGGACAAGATTTATACAATACATTTTTAGCACCTGATGATGAAAGAATTATAAGGGAAACAAATAGTAAAAACATGTATGAATTATTTTTAAATAAATCATTATCAAGACTTCCCGGAAACTATGCATTGCAAGAAAAAATAGAAGAGTTATCAGGTGGAGCAATAAAAGCACCAAGACCTAGAAAACCATCTAAAAAAGAAGGATTACAAAGAAGAGTTACTCCAATCACTAGACAAACTTTTGGTTTATTAAAAAGAGAAAGAAAAAATATATTTGAAAAAGAGTTAGACAGATTAGGTCTTTCATCACCACAAGTGTATGGGAGTAGAAGTGAATATCCTGAATATGATGAAACCTATAATACTTTAGTAAGTTCTTATGTAGATGAAAAAATTATACCATATATCAAAAGCGATAAGTATAAAAAGTATAATTCTAGTCCTGAGTTTCAAGCATACATATTAAAGAAAAAATTAAGTGAGTTTAAACAAGAAGTTAGTAAAATTATAAGACATGAAAAAACAACAAATGTTATGAAAGAAGTTTATGGTTTTAATCCAAGAGCAGCTTTGTTATTTAATAGAATGCCTACTGCTATTAAAAATTTAGCTAAAGATGATTATCATAGAAATAATGGAGAACCTGAAGGAGACCAAAAATATGACTTTGATAAATTATATAAAATAGCTAAAGACTTAGATGCAGATGCTGCAAATAAAGTAGAAGAAAAATTTTAAATAAATAGATACCTCATGATTCCCATAGCTAGTGAAGCACAAGCTACCACATTAACAGTAAGTAAGGCTCTATCGTGCCAAAGATAAGCCATACCTGCTAACATCCCTGTACCTACACAAGATGCAACTAAATCATAAAAGGGCAACACACCTGCTGCCCTACATATTATTCCTGACATAATTAACATAGAACCTGTCCATTTTAAATACCATGATAAATCATGGACAGGTGTAACTTTATTAACGAGTGTCTCCTGAACCTTGTAATTTTCCCCTTTGCTTTCTGTCATTTAGTTTCTCCAAATTATTTTCCATTATCTTGCCAAGATTCACATCTAGCTCGTTAGCTAACATGGCACAATACCAAAGCACATCTCCTATTTCTGATGCTACATTTGATTCTGTACCATCACGTATGTGTTTCTTTACTTTACCTGCGACCTCTCCTGCTTCACTAACAAGACCAAGAGATAGATAAGCTATAGCATCTCTTTTAGGATAGATGGCAGTAGACTTACATTTCTCTTGATACTCATTAGCAGTTATCATACTTTTGTTATGCAACTGCATGAACCTCTTGGCTTCTTCTTCTAGCTTCTTCACGTTTTACTTTCTCCAACTGTTTGGCATAGGCAAAGTTATATCCTCTTTGCCACTCTCTGTGTTGCATAGTGTTTGTATGATAGGGACTTTCTGTACATATAATCTTAGCACTTTTCTTGCCAACATTTCTTATGTATTGTTTACCTCTGAAAGCATTGACCCCACGTTCAAACTGAATACGTAGAGGTGCATCATACTTACTTAGATTTGGATTCCTTTTTTTCTTCTGCTTCATTAGGTTGTCTCCTTTCTAAATATTTTAATATCATTGATAATCTATCATCATACTTACCAATCTCTCCTACTTCTTTATCCATAGCTTCTATAATATCAGAATGTTCTCCAATACCTGTAGACCTACTTAAATATATCTCTACGTTAGCTATATGTTTATTTATATGTCCTACATAATAGGACTTCAAAGCTGATAATAACATTTCTCTCATTAGTTTCTCCTTTCTATTTATTTTGCTTCAATGTCAACTATTTCACAAGCACCTGCAGTACAAGCAAGTTCTTTGCTCCCACTAGTTGTATCTTCTTTTTCAAAGTCTTGCAACTTACTCCAATCTATAGCAGATGGCATAACTTTTGTCAAGTTATTATATTCGTCTTCATTGATGTCTTGATAAGGAGCTTGTTTATATGTATGCTCACTGAAAGGTAAAAAAGATATACCTGACACTTCATCAAAGTTATCATATACCCATGCTCCAACTCTCATCCATTCATGCTCCTTCACAGATATGGTCACAGATGGTTTATGCTCACACCAATATCTTTGAAACAATAACCAATAGTCTAACTGTTCTATTGCAGTCATCTCAGTTCTAGTGATAGCACCTGATGGTGACTTCATAGGAAAGCTAAATACAGTTGTGCTATCAGGTTTCATAACATCAGGCTCTGCAGGAATACCACTTTCTTTCATAAACTGTGTAAGTGGGTCTTTGTTGTCGCCACGAACAGTTCTAACATAAAAAGGATTATGTCTTGCATGTATACCTGATGCACTGTCAACTAATTGACTAACTGTACCACTAGGTTTGATACACGTTATAGCAGTTGATTGTGGTATGCCTAAATCTTTAGCAATCTTCTTGTTAGTTTCTACTGCAACTTCTTTTAATAATTGTAAATTAAATTTTAAATTACTATTATCAGGAGACAAAACAGGACAGTCAAGTATACCTGTTAATGATACACCTAATAATCTTTCATCTTCTGTATTTTCTTTCCATACTTTTCTAAGATATTTAAATTTAGTAAGTGTAGATTGAAACGTGCCAAGAATAGTAGACAATCTGACTTTATCTTTTAGTTGCTCTATGTCATCTGTCTCTCTGCAGACAACCTCTGTAAGATTACAGAACTGATATGGTCTAAGTATAATTTCACTACATGGATTACAACCAAATTCATAATTAGTTTCACGTCTACCATTCTCTGCTGCTTTTACTTTAGCAGATTGACGATTAAATATACCACGTTCACCTGACTTTGATTCATACAAAGCAGTCCACTCTCTCATAAATGTACCCATCTCAGGCTTACCCTTGAAAGCTACAGAGTTATTAGCTAGTGCTCTCTGTCCTTCATTCTCCCACCATTGACCTGATTTAGCATGACGCATTTGGTCATCACCTAAGTTTGACAAAGAGATGAGAGCAGAACGTCTTACACCACCAACAACCACAACTTCACCTATCTTGCACATAATATCGTGGCACTCAATAGGAAATAATCTTCTGCCTTTTGCATTGGTAAACTTCTCAATACAAAAATGAAATAACTCTTCAAGTGGAGCAGGTCCTGATGCTCTACCACCAAAAGTTTTTAGTCTTGCACCTGCAGGTCTAACTTGTGATGTATCCCATGTAGGTATTTGTCCTACATATAACATGGCAATAAGCTCTCTCAATGCTTTTGCCCAACCTTGTCTACTATCTTCTACTTTTACTGTAGTAGTGCTCTTCTCAAAATGTTCATTAACCACAGGTAACTTATCTACATTTTCTCTTTCTACAGAGAAGCCAACACCTGTGCCACACATAAGTATATACATACATTCATCAAAACTACGTGGACTGTCTACAGGTATATAGCTACAGTTATATCCTGCTACATGACATCTGTCTAAAGCTACACCTGATGTCATCAAAGCTCTCATACTAGGCATTATACTTAAAGACATAATAGCATTTGATAACTTCTCTTGTAATGCTTTTGTAATTGTATAGTTATGATTCTTTTTTAGATGCTCACTCATGTAGTCAAAGTATCTGTCTACAGTTTCAATCCATGTCTCTCTGCGTTGTTCATCCTCTTTCCATCTTGCATACCTAGAAAGAGCAATAAAATTTTGATAGTCTGTTGGTAAATAGTTTCTCATTTTAAATCTCCTCACTTACTATTTTCATACTTTTAATTTTAACTCCTGATATGTCATGAACATATTCATGCATATGGTCATAGAACTCTTCCTCAACTCTGCCATCTGCAGGAACAGGATACTCTTCAGGGTCTACCTCTAATGTTATCATCATTTTAACTTTTATCATTTTCAACAACATCTATTAGTTCTGTAAGATACCATTGTGCTTTCTTTAAATCTTCTACACCATTCTTGTATCTGTATCTCCAAAGATACTTCATAATATTACCCTGTAAGTAATATTCAAATCCTGTATCAGTCATAGCTCTAATAG